TTCTGTAATATAGTTCATCGAAGTTTTAATAACATGCTGTCCACTTTGGGTAACTGCTTCAGCGTTATCGACATCGAAACAACAATAATGTCGAAGCCCAATAATACCGTAAACTGAGTTCAACATGATTTTATACGCCATTTGAGCGTTATCATATAATTCAGCCTGTGTAGTTAATTCTTTTGTTTTCTCTTTTTGATCAACGCCACTAGTTCTAATTTCGTTGATTTCAGTTTGAAGTGCTAATCCTTTATTTTTAGTTAGGCGTCGTTCAGTATAAAGGAACTCAAGAAATTCTGGCATAATGCCTTTTTTAATCTCTGGTTTGTAATAAAGAACATTGTTAGCCGAAATGCAACAACTTTTATTAACTAAAGCTTCTAATTTTTCTTTTGTTGTTATTCTGTCTTCACCTCGTGTTGGTCTGATTGTTACTTTATCACCATCGATATCAATAATTTTACCAATTTTGGTTTCAGGTGAACAGTTAATCATAATCATCAATGATGGATATAGTGAGTTTAAGTCAACAGTATATCCACCTTGTTTATAAAACCCTGCGCGAGTTTCGTGAACATAGGCTCCTTTAAATCCAGCGTCAGATTCTGGTAATCCGGTATCAGTCAAGAAAATCAAATCATGATATTTGGCTTGAGCTTGAATTGCTCCTTGGACATAAGGTAAAGTATGATAGATCGCTTCATACTCAACCAAACCAAGATTGCAAATAAACCGAGTTAAATCAATAAATCGCTTTTTCTGATCTAACCTGACCACTCGTTCAACGTCCATGATATTGTACTCAACATATTTTGAAAAATTCTGGGTATAAAACTCATAAAATGTTGGGTACTCTGAGTGATCAAGTTTCCGTAATCCCAATTCATCATCCAGTATTTTATCTAAAGCATATGAAGGTTTGCCCTTTTCAAATTTAAACTTATAAAGATACATATAATCAATAATTGAAATGCCAGAAATCTTGAGAATTGGTGACATTGTATTGGCATCATCAACATAGTAACAATTGCCAGATGGACTCAACGCCGACGGTACATCATAAGCAATACCAAGAACTTTGCATCCACGATTAAACAAATACGGCATGTCGAATGCTGAAATGTTCCAACCAGTAACAATATCTGGTCGGTTGTTAGCCCAAAAATCAAAAAAATCCGCTAGTAGTTTGGTTTCTGATTCAAAACGCATATAATGCCGCTTCGACATGTCTATCACGTCTTCTTCATCATCGGCCGTTCCTGGTTCATCAATATAAGGCATGATAATTTCTTGATGTTCATCGGGTGGCATATACCAAATAAAATACTTGTCTTGTGACGAATCATAAACTGTAATGAGATTAATTGGCCGTTCGGCTTCTGATGCTTCGGGGAATTTATTGGATTCTGCTACTGCAATTTCAATGTCGATTGTCCAAACTTTAAATTTAAACTTACGAAATTCATCATCTCTTTCTTTACCATGATAATAATTTAATAAAAATTGGCGAGTGACTGGCAGATTTTCATACAATCGTTTACCCGTATTTTCTTCAATCCATTTTTTACGTTGTGATTGGGTATTAAATGATCGTTTAATTAACGGATCACCAAAAATCGATTTAGCTGTAGCCAAATGCGCTGTATCTTTAGTGGCTTCGTGGTAGAGATATGGTTTGATATTGTTGAATCTGCGTTGGATTGGATTACCATTGTCATCCCAACTTTCGAGATAAATCGACGTGCCATAACCACTGTTACCTTGACGTTCAGTCTTGGCGTAAATGTTTCTATACATTTGTTAAAATTCCTGTCACTATTTTGATGTTTTGTTATATGGCAATCAGCCACAGCGAAGCCATCACTTAAAAGTTTAAGTTAGCTATGTAGTAAAATAAAAATTGTTTGTTTAATCATCGAGCTGGGCAATTCTAATATAATCTTGCATAATTTTGCGTTGTTCATTAACTCTGAAATCAGTAGTACAATCTTCTAAAACTGTAATAGCTTCTTCAAAACTAGTAAAAATTATGGTTTCCAAATCAGATTTTATTTCATAGAAATCAATTTTTCCAAATCCCGATTTCAAAACTTCTACCTTAGTTATTAGTTTTTCGTCATATGATGTACTAGTTGTAACTGGTAATTCTAATCTGCCCATCCGTGCTAACTCAAAAAATTTAGATGCGGTTTCTTTTGCGCTTTGTGAAGTGAATAATTTACTCATTTTTAATACCTGTTGTTATTATTGTTATTAATATTTTATCATAAACAACAAAAAACGTTTAGTAAAGATTACGCTTTTCGTGGTAAAATCGATTTGCCATAATCGATTGAAATGTTATTGTCTTTATCTGATACTGTAATAGTTATCGTCTCCTTACCATCATATTTTAAATTAATATCATGGTGTGGGTAATGGGGCTTTAATTTCGTTACCAAAGCTACAATATCCCAATTAAGTTTAGCTTTAGCCGCTAGCCCTCTGCCATCATTAAATGTTGTTAAAAATTTTTCAATGATATCTGAAAGTCCAAACTCTATTTGTGCTAAACATCTAATAACTGTAATATCTTGATTTTCTGTTTCATTCATTTTTTATGCAACCTCATAGGTAGTTTGGCCATCGGTCTTGATGGCTGTTAGTATCGAAATATTATTACCATCTTCACGATAGCTTTCAAATTTATCGGAAACCGCTTTGTTATGAGAAACTATCGCAAATTTGATGTTATCTTTTAATGACATTTGATAAATCGAATCAACGATGCGTTCAATACCAAACTGATCAATACCAGAATCGATACATTCGTCTAAAATGCATAAATCGGAAAAAATCCGATTACCAGTAATAAGATCGCGGAATGAAAACATTGTAGCCAGCGATATTCGTTGGCGTTCGCCAGAGCTAAATGAATCGATATCACATGCCCCAGTTGGAGTAATAAACTCAAAATCAAATCCAGCATCAAAAATTACCGAATAATTAGCTCCCAATTGGGTCAAGTAGTGTTTCATTAAATCATTAATTAATAAAGCCAAATCGGTCAATAAATCTTTTTTAGCCCCAGCATCACTAGATGCCAGTTCAAGTAATTGTAATCTTTTAATTTCGATTGATTTCAATTTCATAACCGAATTGGCATCATCAAGTTCAGTTTTCGCTTTAATAATTAAATCAGAAAATGGATTTTCTTGTTCAGTCGATTCTCTTAACTGATTTTCTAATCCTTCCAATTCTTTTCTTAAATAGGTTATTTGGTTATCATTAAGCATTCTTTGCCGTTCTTGATTTCTAATTTCTTCAATTTCTTGAGATACTGCCGTTATTTGTTTTTGGATTTCAATACATTCAGTATTGGTTTTGGTTATTGCTTCAGTTATAACTTCAGATTTTTTATTATCATCGATGATAAGATTTTTCATGCTTGTTAAATCAAGAATTTCATCAACCTTTGAATAGCAATCTTTGCATATGATATCAAGAACTTCTGAATGTTTATCCAACACCCCACTAGCGCTATCAATTCTACCTTTTAACGTTGAAATAGCTGAGTTAAACTTTAATAGTTGATTTCTCTTACTTTCATAAGTATCTCTCAAATCTTTCAACTCTTGTTCTTTTTTGGATCGGTCTTTGATTGCTACATATTTTAAAGCTTCAGATTCACAGCTTTTAATTGCTTTTTGTTTCAAAGTTATTGCGGTTTTTATGGCATCGGTTTTGCCAGAATTTTCAGTAACAAACCGGTTATTTTTATTGTTTAAATCGAACAAACGTTCGCCAATTTTGCTGAGATTAATGTTGGAAGTATTATATTCCATTTTGGCTGCGTTCATATCAGCACGAACCATCTTAAGAACTAAACCAAAATCAGTTAATTTAAACAACTGTTCGATATAATTCACTTTTTCTGATTTTGTCATCTCATAAAAATTTTGATACGAACTTTGAGAAATAACAATTGAAGATTTAAACAAATCATATGGGCAACCAAGAATTTGGTTTTCGATCAAATCTTTCATCTGTGGAGTATTGCGATCAAGTGCTGGCTCGTCGTTTTTCTGTAACAAAAATCCAATTGATGGATTTTTGCCCGATGATTTAAAATTAGCTTCTGAAATATAAACATCATCATCAAGCTTAAATTTAAATCGAACAAACGTTTTTAATTTATTTCCTATCGTACGGTTGATAATTTTGGCGTTGTTGATATTGCGTAAAGTTTTACCATATAATGAAAACAAGATAGCATCGATGATTGTCGATTTACCTGATCCGTTGTTAGCTAGTAATTTTTCGTTATTAGATTTAATATCATTATTAATACCTTTAATAAGGGTTAATGATGATAATGTAGTAAAATCAATTGTAGTTTCTTCACCAACCGATTTAAAATTTTGAATCGTAAGGCTAAGCGGTGTAATTCTTTTCATTTTTAACAGTTTTTCCTTATAATTGTTATTAATTAAAATAATAAGGAAAAACTGTTCAGTCAATCAAAAATGTCGGTAATTAAACTCTTTTTTTGAATTAGTTTTTTCAATCTTACTGTTCTCATTATTGCAACATCCATAGTATGAGCAGTAAACGCAAACCAGCCATCGGTAAAGAAATCAAAACCATGCATTTTAACAAAGTAATAATGGTCGGCTTCGCGGTGGTGCTTACGTAGATTTTTGACATACGAAATGTGACCAAAACGAGTATTGGAGTTAAACAATGGTGAACCTTGTGGTATTAAATCAGCTCGACGTACTGCTCGTTCTTTAGCTTTTATTAATTCATTATTGGTGAAAATCAGATAATTTTCGCTACGGTGCTCGTCCCATTCAATGGTCGCTTGCTTGTATTGCTTTAATGAAGGATACTTTCCTCTTTCATTGTTGATTGTTAAAAAATAACCTTCCTTCGATTTTTCTTTCTTTGCCATATGAATTTTCAAACTCCTAAGTGACTACTATTTATTTAGTTTTTAGTTTAAACTTTTCATGTTCTTTTCGTTAATGATAATGAACTGGGTGTTATACTGCTTGCTGGCCAATGTTTTGGCGGCTGTCCATTTTGCCATATTTTGAATATATGTCATTGCTTTAATTTTATAATTTTCCATCGCTTTAGCTGTTTTGGCTTTCGGCATTTTTGGTGGAATCGTTTCTGCAAACGGTTTACATTCAGCCCAGAACTTCCTAACAACCCCACTTGTGGCATCTTTACACTCGAAATAAAAATCGATATAGTAACGGTGTTCTTTTTTGTCAATCGGCGATAGATAAGGGCAAATAATGTTCTCAGAACCCCATCGTAAAAAAGTATCTGATGTATCAAAAGAAATCATTAATTTTAATTCCCATGACGATCGGTATGTCGCAACTCTTGATCCGTTCATACCACCAATGAATTTTTGTGGATTTTGTGGTGTAAACGTACCTTGTAGGTATCTATGTCCGCTGGTTGGCCTAGCCATTGTTCGCAATGCTCTCATCAATGATTTTATATAGCGTTAGCCCAGTGGGTTCTTCGCCGTCATTAATTGATATTTTACAATCGGAAGAAAAATTAGAATTAAAAGAAAAACAACGATAAATTGAATAAAAATCTTCAAACTTTTTCTTACCAACTGTCATCAGGTAAGCATTACATAATTCTTTAGCTACTGCTGGAAATACTTGTAGTGGTAATTTAAGTGTTT